TACACATCCATAGGCTATTCGATATTTTGAAAGACAAAGCCCCAACCGAAAATCAAAAGACCAAAATAGACAGGTTCTTTGCTGAGGTGAGAAATCGGGCTGGGTTGTTGGATGGGTTAAAAATTCAGGAATGAATTAATGGACAAAATGGACACTATAAAAAAGGCGGTACTTGAAAAGTTGATTGAATCGCAGGGAAACGTTTCAGAGGCGTGTAAGGCGGCTGGAATCGCACGAAGTACTTTTTACCTATGGAAGTCAGAAGATGAACAGTTTGCGCAGGAGGTTGACGAAATAATTGAGGCTACAATAGATGCGGTTGAGGGGTATCTTATGAAAGAAATGAAAGCGGGCAACCCGGCGTGTATTATCTTCTTTCTAAAGACCCGCGCAAAGCATAGGGGTTACGTTGAGAAGTCAGAGGTTGAAAACACAATCAAAGGCGTCAAAGGGAAATATGTTTTGCCCGACGGCACAGAAATTGAGATTTGAAGGCATTAATTGACTTATCCAGGAATGAAAAACAAAAGCGGTTTTTCAACGATGTAATGTTAGCGGTTGCGGGTAAAAGCCCTAACCGCTTTTTTGCATACGGCGGCGCTATTCGTGGAGGAAAAACTTTTGTAACGCTTTTCATTCTTATTCTACTTGCTCACAAATTCCCTAAAAGCAGATGGCACGTTGTCAGGGCAAGTTTGCCAGACTTAAAAAAGACTACCGTCCCATCGTTTGAAAAGTTGGCCCCCCATATAAAAGTCCACAAAGACCCCGGCAATTGGTACGCAGAATTTCCAAACGGAAGTTGTATCTTTTTTACCTCTGAAAGCATAAGCCACGACCCCGAACTGAAATCTTTTTTGGGGTTGGAGACAAACGGTATCTTTATTGAACAGGCAGAAGAAGCAAGTGAAACACTTTGGCAAAGAGCAATGGAAAGGACAGGCAGTTGGTACATAGACCCCATGCCGCCCGCTTTAATCTTCACTACATTTAATCAGACGCAGGAATGGCCCCGACAGGTTTTTTACGACCCGTTCAGGGAGGGTAAATTAGAAAGCCCCTTTTACTACCTTCCGGCAACGCCAAAAGACAATCCATTCGTGACGGAGGATCAGTGGGCGGCTTGGGGGCAAATGGATTCGAGAATGTACGCCGCTATGATTGACGGCGACTTTGATGCGTTGGTGGATACCGATGGGCGCGCTTTTTGGAGTTTTAGAAAATTATTTCACGTCCGAAAACTACAATACGACCCCACTATCCCGGTAATGCACCTCACGTTTGACCAAAACGTGGTGCCGTACATTACCTTGTTAGTTGCTCAGTGCGTTTACGAACAAAGAGAATCAGGCCAAGTCTTAAAAATTAAGATACTCAAAGAGTACTGTTTAAAACACCCCAGATCAACGACACAATCGTTGTGTGAGGCTTTTTTGATTGATTGGCCCACAGTACAGGGTGTTTACATTTACGGCGACGCAAGCGGAAATAAACGCGATACAAGGGCCGCAAAGTCAGATTATGAGATTGCCTCAAACGTTTTAAGGTCGAAAATCAGCAGTAAATCCATGCGGGTGCAAAAAAGTAACCCGGAAATCCGAAAAAGAGTGTTATTTTTGTGTGCAATCTTTGAGGGTAAGATTCCAGGGGTAGAGATTGAGGTGGACGCGGACTGTTATAATCTTATCCAGGACTTGCAGCACGTCAAGACCGACGCAAATGGAGGTAAGTTAAAAGAGAAAGTAACCGTTAACGGGGTGAATTACGAAAAATACGGGCATACGTCCGACGCTTTAGAGTATCTTGTTACAACTGTCCTGCAAAGCGTATTTAAGAATTTTGAGAAACTTTTACAATGACCATACAGGAATCGCTTAACCACCTGCTTAACCTCGCAATAAAAGGCGAACCGTCGTACCACAATGGTTATGAGTGGGCCGAAGATTATTCGGAAGAACTGAAAGCCTACTTCGGAGGGGTGAACCTAAAGAAGTACACCAAACGGTTTGCCCGCCGGGAAAGCGAAGACCTTTTTAAGCAGTCTTTGGAAATAACCGCACCCATTCAGGCAAGTTTAGGGGCAATGCTGGAAACGCCATTTGCTAAGGTCGAACGTAGTAACTACATCAAAGAAGTAACCCTTCCGGGCGACGAAAAAGGAGAAAAAGCGAAGAGGTTTGAAACCGAGTTTTTAAATAAGTTTGGAACAAAAGGACTTTTCCCGTACACTTTCGAGAGACTAAGGTACTGGAATATTTACGACCCCAACTGCTTTGTGGTGGTGGAGTTTAAGGACTTTGACAATGCAAAAACAAACGCCCGGACGTATCCTTTTGAGGTAACGAGTGACATGGCCGTAGATTTTAAATACGATCAAGCCGACTTGCTTTACCTCTGTGTGCTGCAAATGAAGTCCAAAGAAATAACCGGCGGGACAAAAGAATACAAGAGACTGACGATATACCAACCCCTGCAAACAGTGGTGCTTGAGCAGTTGTCAGATTTAGAATTTGAAGCACTCAAAGGAAGTTTCCCATCTAAAGATCAGCCATTTGGCCCGGATGTAAAAAATGGGGACTTGGCAATGTTTGGAAACGACATTTATCAGGCGATTATCCCAAAACCGCACAAGCACGAAAAAACGCCAGCAGCAAGGGTAGGGTACATTGACAACCCGATAGACAACGGGGCAACGAAACTTTCCATTTTTCACGCTGCGCTTCCGTATGCCAAGAAGTTGCTGAAAATCAATAGAGAGATTGATTTAACGACTGCTTTGGTTGCACATCCTATTCCTTTTCGTTTTCGTGACCCGTGCGATCAATTAGGGTGTAAGGGTGGCACATTGGGCGATGGCAATGAGTGTGGCGTGTGCGAAGGCACAGGATTTAAAGTTCGACCTACCACAGTGGCGGAAGAACTTGAGTTTCTTTTGCCCGACGACACAGATAATATGTTTGACCCTCAAAAGTTGATGGGCTACATTCACTTCCCACCCGAAGCCGCCGAATTTCTTGTCTCTCAATTTGACAAGAACATGGAAGCCGCCCCAAAGGCTGTATTTAATTCAGAACTGACCACTAAATCAGAAACAGCCCAAACAGCCCGCTTTCATTCAAGAGCCGAGCAAGGGGTTAACGACGCTTTATGGCCCTACTCAAAACACATTTCGTCTGTGTGTGAATATCTGTCTATTTGTATCGCAGAACTGACAGGAAACACAGGGGGTGTAGGCAGACCGATCATACCGGCTAATCTTCGATTTGAGAATCTTTTTGATTTGTTTGACGAACTGACAGCAGCCCGCGAAGCCGGGGCCGGAAATGCGGCAACCGCTGAAATACAAAAAAGAATCATGGCGGTTCAACTGAAAGACAACCCCGAAGCGCTGAAACGTTGGTATATAGACGACTACTTTGATCCATTCAGGGGAATGACAGAGGCGCAAGTCTTGACGGCAATTAACAGCGCCTTTGTGCCTGAAAACGATAAGATTTTCTACATCAACAGGTCTAATATAATGTCGGATATTTTGCAGGAAACTCCAAATTTTTATTCTTTGGAGACTAAAAAGCAAAGAGAAAAGATACTGGCAAAGGTGACTGCAATCAAATTGGGCATGATGGGTATAGGGACATCAGAAAAGGATGTTTTGGGCAAAGTCCCACTTGCTTTGCAGCAGTTAGCGCTTGCAAGGGAGCGCGCCCGCGAAGCCGGAGACATGGAACTTGCTCAAAGTATAGGGGTTAAAATGGATGAACTTTTAGCCGAAATTTAATGACACCCGCGCAACTAATCGAAAAACTCTCAAAGCAGGCGGAAGAAATTACCGCCGCGATAGACAAACGACAAACGTCTTTAGGGGTAAGTATTGCAAGTGCTGAAAGGGAGTTATTTTCGAGGTTATTGGAAGAAATCACAAGCGAACTGACGTTTAAAAACGGGGTAATCGAAAACAGTGTCGGCAATTACCTTGTTTTAATCCGGTTAGACCGCGCTTTTGACAGTTGGGTAAATGAGGTAATGAATCCTGTTACCAAGGAGTTTGTCAAAGACCTTTTTTCGGTTGCTGAAATGACCGGGGCGTATTACGAGGGCTACGCAGCAGAAAAGTTAATCAACGACATAGCGACCTCAAACGAACTTTTAAGGGCCGCGCTGGGGATTGACTCAAAAGGCAACCTGATTAAAGGCTCCATTATGGCCGATATTTCGAGCGTGTCAACCGTGCGGACTGAAATCAAACAAATAGCCCTGTTAGGGATAAATTCAGGCCAAACGCTCAAAGAGTTTTCAAAGTCAATCAGGGACTACGTTAAGGGAGTAGAGAAAGACGGCGGGGCGGTGAATAAGTTTTTTAAATCCAGGCAGAGCGGGTATGCGTACGACTTGTTTAACAAGGTTGCTGAAATCAAGAATGAGGAATTTAGGGAGCAATTGGATTTGAAGTGGTTGATATACGTCGGAGACATTATACAAGACAGCCGGGCGTTTTGCATCAAAAAAGCGGGTAAGGTGTTTGCTGTTGTGGAGGCGGATACGGAATGGAGTAGCGACCCTGATTTAATTGGCAAGGGGACGGGCATACCGTACACTCCGCGCATTGATAGAGGGAGATGGCAATGCCGCCATCGTATCCGCTACATATCAAACGAACTTGCAAAGCAAATCGACCCTAAGAAGGTCGCTCAAATTGAGCAGTCATACGGGGTTATAAACGTTGAATAATGACCAAAGCCGCATATTTCGCCCTGCCAAACTCCGAACGATACGCAGCCGCGCAAGCGATACTGAAAGGCCGGGTGTGTCTAAGGATTTACGGTCAGGATGTTTCGGAGGCCGGGTTTAAGTCCGCAGGTGCGTTTTTAAGATCGTTTGGCATAAACGTTTACAGATTTGAGGGCGGGTACATGGATTGTTATTTTGCAGAAGTGGATGGAGTTGACCAATTCCACGTTCCGAAAGGGTGCGACATTATGACCGGATACGAATTTGAAAGCAAGGCATTAATATTTGAACCGACAAACTAAATGGCAAAGCGAAAGTATTACACAAACGGATATTCATTGAGTGTCTACTCAACCGGGAAGGAGTTTTATGTCAGATTGCAAAATTCCAAAACGC